CAATTTAAAACACTAGACGGCATAAATCTTAAATCAAAAAGATTTGATTCAATTGTAAAAGCTAAAAATTTTTATAACGAATATAACGGCATACCAGAATATAAAATCTATGGTATGAATAGATACAACTATCAGTATATCGCTGATGAATACAAAGGTGAAATGCGATGGAATAAAGACTATATAAAGATATTCACACTTGATATAGAAACCGAGTGTGAGAACGGCTTTCCAGATCCTGATACTGCAAAAGAAACAGTTATCTGTATTACAGTAAAAAATCACACTAATAAACAGATATTAACATGGGGAACAGGTGACTTTATTTCTAAAAAATCTAACGTAACGTATGTAAAATGTCAAAATGAAAAACACCTACTATTAGAGTTTATTAAATTCTGGTGTAAAAATCATCCTGATATTGTTACAGGTTGGAATGTAAAATTTTTTGATATACCTTATCTTATGAATCGTATGAGATTTATATTTGATAATGATACAATTAATAAAATGTCACCATGGAATTATGTCAATGCTGACCGTGTGCAAATGGGAAATAAGAACTCTCAGTTTTGGAATATACTTGGCGTTTCTGTTTTAGATTATTTTGATCTGTATAGAAAATTTACTTATGTAAGACAAGAAAGCTATAAACTAAATTACATTGCTAAGGTAGAACTAGGCGAACAAAAGTTAGATAATCCATATGAAACGTTTAAAGATTTTTATACAAAAGATTATCAAAGATTTGTAGAATACAATATACAAGATGTTGAACTAGTTGATAGACTTGAAGATAAGATGAAGTTAATTGAACTTTGTTTAACCATGGCTTATGATTACAAAGTAAATTATACAGATGTATATTCACAAGTACGTTGCTGGGATACTTTAATCTACAATCATTTATTAGAGAAAAATATTATTATACCACCAAGAGAAGATCAAATAAAAGATTCACAATACGAAGGTGCATATGTAAAAGATCCTCAACTTGGTTTACATAACTGGATTGTTTCGTTTGATTTGAACTCACTATATCCACATTTGATTATGCAATACAATATAAGTCCTGAAACATTTGTTGGTGTTGAACCAAAGGCTGTTGGTGTAGAAAACTTTTTAGAAGAAAAATTAAATCTTAAATGGGCAAAAGATCGTAATGTAACTATCGCACCAAATGGCGCAATATTTAAAAGAGATAAACAAGGGTTCTTACCTGAACTTATGGAAAAAATGTATACCGAACGTGTAGTATATAAGAAGAAGGCAATTGAAGCCAAGAAAGAATTTCAAAAGACAAAAGATCCAATTTATCAAAATGAAATATCTCGTTGTCATAATATACAGATGGCAAAAAAGATTTCACTAAACTCTGCTTATGGTGCAATTGGCAATCAATACTTTAGATATTTTGATGTAAAACAAGCAGAAGCAATTACACTTGGTGGTCAATTATCTATTCGTTGGGTTGAAAGAGATGTCAATAGATTTATGAATAAGATTTTAAATACTAGTAATATAAATTATGTTGTGGCGTCTGATACAGATTCAATCTATCTAAAACTTGATACACTTGTTGAAAAAGTTTGTAAAGACAAATCAACAAAACAAATAGTTGACTTTTTAGATAAGGCAGCCGAAGAAAAAATACAAAAAGTGATTGATGACAGTTTTCAAAATCTTGCTAATTATGTAAATGCTTATCAACAAAAAATGATTATGAAACGAGAAGCAATTGCTAACAAAGGTATATGGGTTGCTAAAAAAAGATATATGATGAATGTATTTGATGAAGAAGGTATCAGATTTGATATACCTAAACTAAAAATTATGGGTGTTGAAGCAGTTAAATCATCTACACCTGAAGTATGTAGAGGTAAGATTAAAGATGCTATTCGTGTAATTATGAATGATAGTGAAGATAATCTTATTAAATTTGTACGTGATTTTAAAGAAGTATTTAAAACATTATCACCTGAAGAAGTTGCGTTTCCTAGGTCTTGTAATAATTTAGATAAGTACATAAACTCATCACAAATTTATAATAAAGGAACACCTATTCATGTAAAAGGTTCTTTAATATATAATTACAACATACATAAACACAAACTTGAAAGAAAGTATCCTTTAATTAAAAATGGTGACAAAATTAAATTCTTAATGTTGAAACAACCAAATACAGTTAAAGATACAGTTATTTCTTTTGCTACAAAAATACCACAAGAATTTGAATTACACAAATATGTTGATTATGATATGCAATTTGAAAAAACATTTACTGATCCGTTAAAGTTTATACTAGATTCTATTGGTTGGAAACTTGAACGTGAGGCTACACTTGAAAGTTTTTTTGAATGATCGAATTGTTTTTAATTATGGTGATGATACATTGGGGTTATGCAACAGGAGGCATACTTGCAATTAAAACTGATTGGAGTATTCCTAGATTTTTAATTATTATATTATTGATATGGACATTGATAAAAAGTATAGTGTAATTTACGCAGACCCACCATGGTCTTTTAAAACGTATTCTAATAAAGGTAAAGACAGAAGTCCTGAAAAACATTATAATGTTATGAACTTTAAAGATATATGTAATTTACCTGTTAATAAAATTGCAAACGACAATTCAGTTTTATTAATGTGGGTAATTGATCCATTGTTAGATAAGGCCTTTCAAGTAATCAATGCTTGGGGTTTTAAATATAAAACTGTAGGATTTACTTGGGCAAAAACAAATAGAAAATCTGAAGGTTATTTTACAGGTTTAGGTTATTGGACACGAGGCAATCCTGAAATGTGTTTACTTGCAACAAAAGGTAAACCAAAACGAATCAGTAAGTCAGTACCTCAATTAGTTGTAGAACAACGTAGAGAACATAGCAGAAAACCAGATATTATGTACAATCATATAGAGAACTTATTAGAAGGACCTTATATAGAACTGTTTGCTAGAACACAAAGAAATGGTTGGGATAGTTGGGGAAATCAAACAGATAAATTTTAGTATGGAATTGACTTTATCAATATTTTATGTTATAATAATATACAGTTTTATAATATGGTTATTAATAAAATGGAACAAGGAGAAGAAATGACAAAAAGACAGTGGGGATATTATAAAGTATTATATGAAAATTCAAACGAGGTAAAAGTAAAAGAATTGGTTGTACTACCAGGCAAAAAACTTTCAATGCAAAAGCATTTTAAAAGAGCTGAACATTGGTTTATAGTTGAGGGTGTGGCAACAGTGTATACCGTAAGTAAAGATACTGAATTATATGAAAAACGTGGAATATATAAAAAACATGAGAGTTTGCATATAGATTTAGAACAATGGCATCAATTAGCAAATGAGCAAGATATAAATTTAAAAATTGTAGAGATACAATACGGAACAAACTGTATTGAAGAAGATATAATAAGAAAATGAGTCATTATTTAAATAAGTACAATGGCAAATTGCCTATAATGGATCAACAAACGTTTGAACGTGTTACAAACGATATAGGCAAAGAACAGTTTAGATTAGATTTAGCAGATTATATTGCTAAGCATAGACCAAAGTTTCCTTTAAAAGAAATATCTTATGAAGTAATGCGTCAGGCATTTAAAGGTTTACAAAAACAAGATGTATGGCAATATGTAAAACCTATTGAACAATTAGAAAAAAATGTAAAAGAAAAATATGACGATTACAAATATAACTTTAAAGAATATGGCCTAGGTATTATAGACGCACCATCTATTTACAATGACGTATCAAATTATTTTCATCAATCTTTAAGATTAAATTGTAGTAGTTATAGTTTTAAGTCACCATTAGATGTATGGCAAAATGGCACAGCAAAAGATATATGGAGATGTCTTGGCCCCATCTGGCGTGGAATCAATGGTATGAAACCAGTAATGGTTGATGGCAAAAAAGAATTAAGAGGTGGTAGATTAGATGATAAAAGTTATGTATCTGCCTTTAGATTGCAAACATATATTGCTACACAGTTTAAACCTAATGTTGCCAAAACAATATATCAAATGACCAATGCTAAAAAAGTATTGGATACTTCTTGTGGTTGGGGTGATAGACTTGCTGGTTTCTTTGCCAGTGATGCTGAAGAATATATTGGTTGTGATCCAAATCCTAATACTTACAAACAATACTT